GAGTGCATCGTTGGAAACATGGGGAGCGAACTTAGATTTGACTATTCCGTCATTGGAGATGCCGTCAACCTTGGTGCTAGACTCGAAGGACAAACGAGAAATTATGATGGGGTGGACGTGTTGTTGGGACAAGAAACATATCTCCAGTGTCCAAACAGAACATTCACTAGAGTCGACTCTATTACAGTTAAAGGAAAATCAGAACCAGTCGTGGTTTACACTATCTGAACCAGTTAGTAGTTTTCAGTGGACTACATTTATAACACTTCAACTTCTTGATATGTATTCCACATATCGTGGTCTTCAATATGATTGTGTTCAAGAAACAAATCCTCTTTTTGGGGAAAGGCCATCAGTGACAAAAATGTTTTTTGTTAAAGCATCTGTTCTCTATCCAATAATGACTACTGAAATGCAACAACCAGTAATGAATCGACAAGACATGAGAGATGTCAATACTCTTATGACTATAGTAGTATTAAATAATAGGCATGTCGAAAACAAATCAAAAAGATGCAATAAATTGTAAAACCCCCTTGAAATTTTAGAAAAAGTCCTTATAATAGTAGTATGGTGTTATAAATACCATTGTAAGAGAACTTAAAAAGAGCTCGGATTTGGAACTTGGATTGGGCAACGCCGACATCAAGTGACCCCATTTCTTCAAAAGAGCTCGGTTCTCGAACATTATGCAATGCTCATTAGAGGTTGCACATTATAAACTTGCTTAATAAAGGAGAAAACTATGACTATCTATGACGATGTCTTCGGGAAATCATTCCCATTCGCAATCGGGTTCGACAGAACTCTACAACTATTAGAACGTGCTGATACACATTCTAGTTCAAACTATCCACCTTACAACATTGTAAAAATCGATGAGGAAAATTTCCAAATTGAAATGGCAGTTGCTGGGTTTGATAAGAAAGAGGTTTCTATCTCTAAAGAGAAAGAGAAACTAATTATCGAGGGAGAACAGGATACTGAATCAAAAGAGTATGTCCACCAAGGACTTGCTTCTCGTTCATTCAAAAGGTCATTCACACTTGCAGACGATATAATCGTTAAGGGTGCAGATATGAAGAATGGTATTTTGGTTGTTAGTTTAGAGAGAATTGTGCCTGAGGAAGACAAACCTCAAGAAATCAAAATTTCTTAAAAACCCCCTTACAGATACACCCGTTATGTTGTATAATGGGTGTATCTTTTTATATATTATGGAGAAAAATATGTTAAACGTAGGAGATAAGATTCCACAAGTTATTCTACCAGTTAGAGTAGGAGACACTTTTGAACACTTAGATACATGGGAACAATTTGAAGGTAAGAGGGTAATTATATTTGCACTGCCTGGTGCATTTACACCAACTTGCTCAACATATCAGTTGCCTGGCTTTGACGAGAAGTTTGAAACATTCCATGACGAAAAAGGAATAGATTCAATTTACTGTTTATCAGTGAATGATTCCTTTGTTATGAATGCATGGTTTGAGTCACAAGGAATTGTTGACGTATTCCCACTTCCCGATGGAAACGGAGAGTTTACAGAAGGTATGGGTGCAAGTGTGCAGAAAGCAAATCTAGGATTTGGTATTAGGTCTTGGAGATATGCAATCGTTGTAAATGACAATGTCATTGAACACGTTTTTGCAGAAGAAGGATTCGGTGACAATATCGATTCAGACCCTTACGAAATATCTACACCCGAGAATGTGCTAAATAATTTGTAATGGATTTATATCAAGTCTTAAAAGATAATGCAGATGAGAGAAGACTACCAATTATAGATGGTAGTCTTTTTGATTCACTAACTGAAGAACACGGAAGAGATAAGTTCCGAGAAGTTCTTGCAGAGTATATCGAAAAAGAAAGACCCGATTTCCCACTCAAAAATATTTCTCATGAAGATATGAGAAATACCTTTATCAAACTTTTAAACTATGACGTATGGAAGTTTGTATACCCACACGAAAATTTAGAAGAAGACGTTGTAGAAAAATACGACAACTACAAATACCCATATTCAGAATGGGGACACGGAATGGTCAATGCACCTTCCACATTCAATGACGCAAGTGATTACTTCATGCAACATTTAAGACTTGCATGTGATTCATATGGTCACGTTGCACCTATCAATGCATTCAGAGATTCGAATGCAAAACAACTTAAGTCTGCTCTCGGTGCAATATGGAGAGGAGTAAACGATATCAAAAAAGAGATATCAACAGACGTAGACGGAAATGAAACAATCAAATTAGTTGGAGGAAAACTCCACGAAGAAACTTACAGAATGGCATTCAGACTTGGTGCTTATATTGCAACACAATTCAAACCAGTTGTTGCAAAATGTTTTTATGAAATGACTGAGGCAAAAACAGTTTTAGATACCAGTTGTGGTTGGGGAGATAGACTATGTGGATTCTTTGCAAGTCAAGGAACAGAACTCTACATTGGTTGTGACCCTAATCCAAACACATTCGAAGTGTATAAACAACAATGTGTAGAATATGAAAAGATTCTTACAGGTCATGCACCAAAGATTACAGAATCAGAAGATAAGTTTACTTCAGTTGGTTCTAAGAGAGTTGTAATCTATAGAAGTGGTGCAGAGGATATTCCTTATGAAGAGTTTCCACCAATAGATTGTGCATTCACTTCACCACCTTATTTCTCTACAGAAACATATAACAAAGGTGGAGAACACGAAGAAGACCAATCATGGAGTAAGTTCTCAGAATATGAATCATGGAGAGACGATTTCTTCATTCCAGTTTCTAGAAAATCATTCGAAGTGTTATCAGAGAATGGACACTTACTAATCAATATAATGAATCCAAAGATTAAGGGAAAAATGTTTCCTTCATGTGATGAAGTTGTAGACGATTTAAGACCACACTTCAAAGGTCAGATAGGAATGAGAATCATGCAAAGACCTCAGTCTTCTGCAACCTTCTTAGAGAAGTGGTCAGACGTAAAAGGTGATAGTGACGACAATCAAGTATCAGATAAAGAAGGAATTGATAGAACTGCAATGCAAGACTTTATGAAAAAGTTATACATGGAAAATGTATGGTGGTTCTCAAAAGAAGAAAAGGATTTATTCTTACCTAATAGAAGACAATCACTGGAGAGTTTCTTTGGATAATACACCACTATTTGACGAAGGTGTTTATTGTGTAGTAGACAATAACAAACTTAACATGTCAGGCATTCAAATTACTAAAGGAGAATGGGAAGGTGTTATCTATGTTTATGGTAAAGTAGAATTTGTAGAAGGTAAAAAACATTTAAACTTCCAAAGAGATATAGTCAAAGTTCCCGAAAATCATGACCTCGAAGAACTCCTAAATAATAACGAACTAAATAATCTCATGGGTGACATATTGGTTGAACTCATAGAAGAACAAGCGAGGAAAGAGAATGAACAAAGAGATATTGAAGGAACAGATTAAGAGACACGAAGGTGAAGTCTTAGAAATATATGAAGACTCACTAGGATATTTAACTTTTGGTGTGGGACACTTAGTTAAAGAAAACGACCCCGAATATGGTCAACCAGTAGGTACACCAGTCTCACAAGAAAGAGTAGACGAAGTTTACGAACACGATTTTGAAAAACACGTAGAAGAAACAATTCATGTGTTTGAGTCAAAAGGTGGAGAAGACTTCTATGCACTTCCCGAAGATATACAACATGTTCTCGTAAACATGACTTTCAATCTAGGAGGAACTAGATTTGGTAAGTTTAATAATATGTGGAAAGGTGTTGTTTCATGTGACTGGGAAAAGGTTGCAGTCGAAATGGAAGACTCACGTTGGTTCAAACAAGTAGGAAGACGTTCAATCGAATTACAGGAGATAGTCAGAAGTGTCTAACGTTAAATGTATCAGACTTGACACTGGAGAAGTGTTAATTGGTTTTGTGGAAACTTCACTATGGACTGGAGATTATACGATAACCGATGCACAAATTTGTTTAACAAATACCGAAGACGGAAAGTACGAGGTTAACCTTGCACCATGGATTCCGTTTGCAAAAGAATATACATTCACAATAAATAAAGATTTAGTTCAAACAGTATTTGAACCAAGACCACAACTAGAAACTAATTTCAAAGTTGCAACAGGTAATAACAAAAGACAAAGAGGTCAGTAATGGGAAGAGAAACATTATTAAAAGCATTATTAAGTCAGTATCAAGGTGAAATGGACGTTGCATACGCAAACATTTCAGTTTACAAAAACAATCCTGCTGGTATTGGTGAACACCCCGACATTGCACAAGCACTAGATACTCAAATTGAGAAATTTGCAAATGCAAAAGAAAAATATGATGTAACTTACGACCTTTTACACGGAAATAAATCACCAACCACCTTGACAGAATAGTATACCTTGTAGTATAATAACTACATGGATTTCTATACTAACGTTTGCAGAACACGTGACAAAATACTTGTCAAAGGCTACAAGAACGGGAAACAACAAAAACTAACAGTTTCCTACAGACCCAATCATTATATCCCTTCAAAGAAAGGGGACACCCCATTCAAATCATTAGACGGAAGGTCACTGGAAGCAGTGAACCTAAACTCTATGGGTGGTGCAAGAAAGTTCAGAGAACAATACAATGGTGTAGACGGATTCGAAATCCATGGATACGACAGATAC